GGACATCACGCCTTTGCAAGAGGCGTACAAGGCCGCGCGCGTTGACAGCGTTGACAGCGAACTTGCCAAGGACGCGAGCCTGTACGGCAAGGGCGTTGAGCTGGTGTACGCGGACGAGACCGGCAAGGCCAGGGCCTCAGCGCTTGACCCGCGTTTTGCCTTTGTGGTGTACGACAACACGGTGGAAAACAAGCCCATGCTGGGCGTGCGCTACTATGCCACCTACGACGTCGAGGGCAAGCCTGCCGGCTATGACGTGATTGTGTACGACGACACAAGCATCACACACTACCACGGCGACCAGGCCGCTGACGCTGTTTACAGCCCGGGCGCGACCGAGCCGCACTACTTTGGCCGCGTGCCGATGGTCGAGTACTTCAACAACGATGACGAGACGAGCGACTTTGAAGCCGTTTTAACGCTGATCGACGCCTATGACAAGCTTCAGAGCGACCGGCTGAACGACAACGAGCAGATGGTGCAGGCTTTGCTGGTGCTGACCGGCGCGACGCTTGAGGCCGAGCCTGATGTGATCGTTAACGGTGAGCTGATCCGCAGAGGCAGGACGGCCGGGCAGGCATTGCGGCAGGACAAGTTCTTGCAGCTGCCCGACCAGACCGCGACGGCGCAGTACCTCGCGAAACCCTCCGACGGCCAGTCTGCCGAAATTCTGCGCCAGAACATCAAGGCCGACATTCACAAATTTTCGATGATTCCGGACCTGACCGACGAGAACTTTGCCGCCAACGCCTCGGGCGTTGCGATGAAATACAAGTTGTTCGGTTTAGAGCAGCTGGTGATGGTAAAAGAGCGCTGGTTCAAAGAGGCTTTGAGCGAGCGCCTGTTACTGTTCAGCAACTACCTGAGCCTTAAGGGCGGCAGGGTGATCGACCCTGACAGCGTCGAGATCACATTCAAGCGCGCGCTGCCGGCCAACGAATTAGAGGTCTCGCAGATGATGAGCTACCTGAACGGCATCGTGCCCAAGTCCTTGCTGGTTGCGCAGGTGCCCTTTGTGACCGACCCGGCCAAGGCGCTTGAGGAATTAGAGGCAGAGCGGCTGGCAGACGACAGGCGTCAGGCGGCGCTGTTCGAAAAGCCGGTGATCGACGATGAGCTACTGGACTGATCGCGTCAAAGCAAGACAGCGCATCTATGACCGCTCATCCGCTAAGGTGGGGCGCATGATCAGCGAAGCGCATGAGCGCATGCTCAAGGACATCCGCGAGGACGCAAGGCGCATCTTCGGCAACTTTGAGACGGCCTTTGAACTGACGCCGGAACAGGCGCGGGCGCTGCTCAAGTCGCCCTTACCCGCGCAGGAAGCCGAGCGCCTGCTGGCCAAGATCGACCAGACCGAAGACCCGCAGTACCGCAAGCTGATGCAGGCCAAGGCATCCAGCGGCGCTTATGCCCACAGGCTTAGCAGGCTGGACGCGACACGGGCGAGCGCCGAGATAGCGGCTATCCGTGTGGCTGATGTGGAAAAGGCCGTCGGCCAGCAGCACCTTGAGGACGTGTTTTACCAGGGCTACGGGCGCACCATGTTCGACGTGCAGCAGTACACCGGCATCGCCTTCGGCTTTGACGGCGTGGACGAGCGGCGCGTGAAACAGGTGCTGCGAAACCGCTGGTCGGGCAAGAACTACTCGGCCCGCGTGTGGGCAAACAACCAGGCCATGAGCCGCGAGCTATCGAAAGCCTTGCTTGAGCGCATCATGCAGGGCAAGACCAGCCGCGAGACCTTCCGGGCGCTGATGGCGCAGTCTGACATGGGCCGCTTTGCCGCGAACCGGCTGCTGGCGACAGAGACCAACTACATCGCTACGCAGGCGACCATCGAGGCCTACGAGGACGCGGGCATCACGCATTACCGGTTTATGGCCGTGCTCGATGGACGCACATCAACCCTGTGCCAGGAAAAAGACGGCGAGATCATCGAGATCGCAAAGGCTGTGGTGGGTGTAAACCTGCCGCCTCTGCATCCCTGGTGCCGCTCATCGCTTGAGCCTCACATCGACGGCCTTGTACGCGAGCGCATGGAACGCTGGGCGCGGCACCCAGAAACGGGCGAGCAGATGAAGGTACCGCGCTCGATGTCGTATAACGACTGGAAAGCCGCTGGATACCAAAGCAAATAACACCCGGCAACCGGCCGCAGATCAAATAACTGCGGCTTTTGCATATAAAAACATGAACGCGCTGGCATGAACGGCGCGGGCAAGGAGACACACATGGAACACCTGAACCTGCAACTGTTTGGCGAGACCGAACAAGATACGACCACCGAGGTCACACAGCCAGTTTCTTTCGACGACGCGCTGAAGGCGAACAAAGACTACCAATCCGAGTTTGACCGGCGCGTTTCAAAGGCGCTGGACACCGCCAAGGCGAAATGGGCCGAGGAAGAGGCGGCGAAACTGGCAGAGGCAAGGACCGAGGCCGAGAAACTGGCGCGCATGAACGCCGAGGAAAAGGCGAAGCACGAGAGCGAGAAGCGCGAGAAAGAACTGCGCGACCGTGAGGCCGCCCTGTCTCTGCGTGAGCTGAAAGCCGCGGCGGCATCGACGCTGGCCGAGAAAGGCCTGCCGAGCGAGCTGCTCAACAGCCTCAGCTACACTGACGCAGAAAGCTGCAACAAGTCCATCGAGGCGGTCGAGGCCGCGTTCCGCGCAGCCGTGCAGGCGGGTGTGGAAGACAGGCTAAAGGGAAAGGAAACGCCTAAAACAGGCGGCGCTGTCCTGCCTGACCCCGAAAAAATGACCTACGCAGAGCGGGCCGCGCTCTACAGGAACGATAAAGCGGCATACGAAAAAGCATTTGGGAGGACATAAAGCATGTCTGAATACACGAAAAAAGAACATCTGGTGATCCCCGAGGTCATCGCTGACCTTGTCGAAACCAAGCTGGGCGACAACATCACTCTACTGCCGCTGGCGGAGGAGGACAACACCCTGGTGGGCCAGCCCGGGGACACACTGAAATTCCCGGCGTTCAAGTACATCGGCAAGGCTGCCGTTGTTAACGAGAACGGCCAAATCGAAACCGGCAAGCTGGAGGCAGGCACCACGCAGGCCACCGTGCACAAGTACGCCAAGGGCATCAGCATCACCGACGAAGCCCGGCTGAGTGGGCACGGAGACCCAATGGGCGAGGCCGCCAAGCAGCTGGCCCGCGCCATCGACCAGGGCGTGGATGATGAACTGTTCAGCGTGCTCAACTCCGTGGGCGTGAGCCGCAAGCACATTAACACCACCATTTCTGCCGACAACATCGCTGACGCGCTGGTGCTGTTTGGCGAAGACCTGACCGGGGACAAGGTGCTGCTGACTGACGCTGCCGGCTTTGCCGCACTGCGCAAGGACCCGGACTATATCCGCGCGTCTGACATCGGTCAACGCATGATTACGGATGATGTTGTCGGCGAAATTTGGGGCTGCCAGATTCTCATTACCAACAAGATCAAAAACAACACGACGGTCAGCGAGAAGTCCCACTTCATCGTCAAGCCCGGCGCGCTGCGGCTGGTGAACAAGCGTGGCACGCAGGTTGAAGTCCAGCGCGAGGCTGACTACATGCGCGACAACATCTACGCAAGCAAGCACTGCGTGGCCTACCTCTATGACGCGTCGAAGGTCGTCGCCCTGACGCAGTTCACCGGCCTTCAGGCGCTGACCTCCACCTCCGGCATCAAGACCATCAAGGGCACTACCGCCTCCGGCGACACCATCATTGTCATTCCTGACGACATGGCAGCGCCCGCCGGCTACAAGTGGGTCTACAAGCTGGACACCAGCGCCGACAATATTGGTCAGTGGGACACCCAGCTGACCGGCACCACCGACTGGGCAGACAGCGAGACCGAGATCGCGGCCTCCACCAACACTAAGGCGCACGTCGTGCTGGTTAACGCGGCCGACGGCAAGCCCGTCAAGACCATCACTGTAGCGATCGACAAGAAAGCCTAAGTAAAGGAGGGCAGGACATGACCGACCAAGAGAAACTGGCAGCGGTGGTGCTGCGCCTGCCCAACGCGGAAAGCGGGCTGCTCTCATCCCTGCTTGCGGAGGCGAAGGCGCACATCCTGAGCCTCACGGGCAGGGAGAGCATCCCGCCGCAGTTAGACTGGACCCAGATCAAGTTGGCCGTCATTGCTTATAACCGTTTAGGTATTGAGGGCCAGAGCGCTTACTCGGAGGGCGGCATATCCCTCAGCGTGGATAGCATCCCCGACGCGATCAGGGCCGAAATCACGCCGTACAGGCTGGCCCGGACGGCGAGGTAATATGCGCAGGAAAGAAAGCCTGATCCGGGCCGTTGAAGACGCAAAGAAAACGACCACCAAGAACGCCATTGGCGAGACCGTTGAGGGCTGGGGAACGAAGGCGACTCTGAACGTCCACATCACGCCCGTCAGCGACCGCCTGAGCGTTGAGATGTTTGGTG